CATTTTTATAATTTTAACAACAATTTCATCCCAAACCATTTTTAAATTTTTAAACCCAATTACATCAACGTCAAACAACGGATGTATTGGATTTGGATTTTCTTCTCCATCAACTTTTCGAGTACAGTTTCGGGTTGTATCTGCAACATCATTATCATCATATGCATTTCTACCTTCTTGACCTTTGGCAGGAGTTACTTCGTTTCTATCATCAAAATCTTCTTTTCTTTGTTTTGCATTAAGGTTCCACTGTATAGTTAATAGTAGACAGTAATCTTCAAATTGCTCTATGGCCTCAGGGAACTCATTTGCTATCTCTTCATAATTTCTGTAACCAATGTTTATGGTGTTGCCCTTTTCAGTTATAAAGACGGTATCACTACTTGTACGAAATATACCTAGTTTAAATTCTAAAACTGTTCGACTTCTATGGCCACCATCATTAACTGCTAGAATAGAACACTCATGTCTATCGCCTTTAAGAGTTCGACATTTTGTTTTTTGCACCAATGATAAATCTGGTAGGGGCCGACCCTTGAATATGGTTTTTAGTATACCCTGTTTTTTCTTTAAATCTTCCCTATCTTTTCTATTACATTTATCATTAGGATCAATAATTTCTGTCAATAGTGGTGCATACTTTATTTTATTTTTAAAGTCTTTATAGTAATGATGTTTCATACAAAATTCAAAATACAAGTTAATTGGACACTGAACAACTTTGTGTGTTGGTGTACCGTTATCGTATTTATCCTGTACCTCTCTTGGTACTTCAAACAAATCTTCACTTTTCATTATAATATATCTCATTCAAAAAAAATCCTCTAAACTACCTTGTGTGCCATAACTATTATCAATCATCCAATTTATCTTCTCAGTTATAAATTTAAGAGGTTCAACGAAGCTCTTAGTGAATTGTACATCATAGTCTATTCTGTCCATAATGTCAAGTTCCTTTGGAAAAGAAGTTATAAAAGAAAATGCAGATGACTGATATATGTTGGGTTGCTTCATGTTCACGAATCGCACCTTGTCTCCTTCATTTATAAAGGGAAATTTACCAGACAGCTTGTTCTTACGAATCAAATGATTATATAATATCGCACCCTTGACATGTATAGGCGCACCCTTACGAAATAAACTTGAATCTCCTGTAAACTTCTTTATACCATTGCAACTACGTGGAAAGGCAATCTCTTCTGGTGACAACAACATAAACTCTTTCCTAAACTCCTGTATAAAGGTATTTAGCATCTTCTCATCACCGTTTATTATAATCTTGAGAGCCTCTTTGATCTTCTCTCTACAAGGTGCAGGAGTAGATGATTTGACCGCCTCGATACCCATAATCTTGAGTTTAGGTTCTTTGTATCTCACACCCTCACTATCGTATACGTTAAGGATGTAACGCTTCTTAGCAGTCCATATACCCTTGTCAGCGATGACTTCACGGGACATAATCATCTTTTGTTCGTAGGCACCAACAGTTTTAGCAAGAGATTCATAAGACCTATTAATAAATGGTTCCAACTTAGTAGTTGCCACCTTGTCCAAGAACTCGACCACTTTGCTAGTTTCTGCTGATTCACCAAAGACTTTGCTAACCAAAGCGTCAAACGTGATATACACTGAGTCCGTATCTGATGCAATGACATAATCTTCATTCTTAGTCTCCAAGAGTTTGTTAAGATATATATTAAGACTTTTTTCGATCCATCGTATAGATAGTTGACCGCTAGATGTAATTGCTGTAGCGACCAAAAGATCGAAATACCTAAACCAATTATTCCCAATAGCACCATACGCACTATTAAGGGAAATCTTCTTGGCCATCTGAATGTTGTTATAACGTGAGATATCTTTGAGAAGACTAGGTTCCTTAGTGTCTTCATATTCCTGTTGAGCCTGAAGCATAAGTTTTTTATATTTGACACGATCATTGTACATACTCTCCATAATCTCAGGAAGGAAACCTCTTTTATCCTTTCTGAAAAATGCACCATTTGGCGTCATGCTATATTCAGTATCATTCCTAACCTTACCGTTTAGAATCTTATTCACCAGACCATCCTGTTTCACACAGTTGGGTACTAGAGTTTCTGGTGAAATATTAAATTGCATGATCAAATGCGGGTAAAGCGAATTGAGGTCAAATGACATTACCCATTTGTGCATTCCTACCTGCGGTTCTTTTACATACGCTCCCTCAAACTGATCAGTCTTAGCAGTATTTTTCTTTTGAGGTATAACTATATTCTTATCTCTTAGATAATTATATATAAGAACATCCCAGTAACGCACAGAACCAAGAACGTCTGTGTAATTAACTTTACCATCATATGCCATAGTGAGGCATAGCTCGATCAGTTTCATCTTGTCTTCAAGCTTGTCAACAATCTCAACGTCTTGAATGTTGTATTCAATAAACGATTGGAAATCTTTCTGATACCACTCACTAAATGTTTCATATGGATTACCATCCTTACGCTCACCAAGTTCAACAAACGCAATATGGTCTAGTCGATAGGACTCTTGTGCCTGATAGGTAAACTTACGATACAGGTCAAAATAATCTAGTGCAGCAATACCTTGAATGTTATATGTCTGGTGATTACGGCCCATCTTGTAAACTTCTCTTTCTTGGACACTACCCCAAGGAGATAATCGTTTCAGCTCATCCTCACCAAACAGTTGAATGATACGATTGCAGAGATAGGGAATATCAAAGAATTCTGTATTCCAGCCCGTAATGATATCTGGCTGATGCTTCTCCCAGAATATAAGAAATTCCTTGAACAGATGGACTTCACTCTCGCACTCAACATAGGTAACGTCATCACGATTCGTTACAAATTGGCCAATGCCAAACACAACAATCTTTTTATTCTGGTGATTCTTGACTGTGATTGACAGCATCTCTTCGTCAGCAAGTTTTGGGTCTGGAAAACCATTCTCACACTGCACCTCAATATCAATAGTCACCATTAGGAGTTTATCCAAATTCCAATCAATATTACCTTTGTAAGTATCAGCAATATAGTTATATGCAAACTGAGTATTACCATACACCAGCTCTGGTTGATTCTTGTGACTTTCTACCCACTCTTTTGCTTCCTTGATATTGTCAAACTCAATAGGCAGAACAGGAAGGCCTTCCAAAGTTGTATAACCCGTATGTTTATTTACAGGAGAATATAATGTTGGGCGATATTTTATTTTGAAATTCTGTCTCTCACCATTAATAACGGCACGACAAAAAAGCTGATTGCCCCATTGCAGGACGTTTGTATAAAAGTTCATATTAAGACTATAACAGGTAATGTATTATTTGTCAAGGGTAAATGGCGTAGTAATTACATATTTTTTCTGAGGATTAATCATGACGTTTAGTTTATTCATAACGAATCTATTAAGTAAAACATCAGTTCCTAGCTCTGTTCTATCATCAAGGCCAAACATAAATTTATAAGAACTACCAGCAAATGACATTTCTAATTCTACAACTGGACGTTCATCTTTACCACCACCAGTTTGTACCTCATATGTCTTAATCAAATTTGTTGTAATAGATTTTCCGTTATGATTAAAAGAAATCTTCTTTCCATTTATTTGTATATCTTCTGCATGAAGAACAGATAATACAGAATTGCCTGTATCAAATTTAGCAATAAGTTCTCCAAATGGTTTTATGGATACTACTTCATTATAACCACATTCTGTGGGAACAGTATACCTCATTTTTGGATTATTGAAGTGTTCTAAGATTTCTTTAACAATATTCTTACCAGAAGCTTCTTCAATACCTTCTGTGCCAGGCGAACTATTTACCTCTAACATATATGGTGGTTTATTCTTAGGATCACTTGAAGGAATAAAATCAACAGCACTTAAAATACCACCAACAGATTTTGCAGCCAATAAAGATTGTTCTGTTTCTAATTGTGTAAGGTTATACTTTTTAACCTTTGCACCTTGAGAATAATTGCTTCTGAAATCACCCTCTAATACATCTCTTTGCATTGTTGCAACTATCTTACCATCAAGAATCAAAACTCTAACATCAAACTCTGTTTTAATATATTCTTGTATTAGTAAGTCAGCATCAGGGTCTGTTTTGAATATAAGTTGAACCACAGAGTTTAATGATCTTTCTGATTCAACAAATAAAACACCAACACCTTTTGAGCCTCTTAATGTTTTTAGAATGATTGGAAACTTTGTGTCCAAATTTTCAAAAGATTTTTCTGTAGAATCCACATTAGGAATCAAAACAGATTTTGGTGTAGTTAATCCGTAATCCTTTAAACGAATATAAGAACGATACTTATCAGCTGCAATAGCTATTGATGTCCTACTATTAATACAACAAACTCCAAGTCTTTCAAGTTCTGAAATTAAATCTAGAGAACTATCTTTAGTTGGTGTACCACGAACAAACACTACAGTAGAAGAATCTAAATCAAAACCTTTATCATCTTCAATAGAATGAATAGTATGTTTACCATTGTCATGTTTAATATACGAGCCACCTATTTGTATAACATAATTAGGTAAATTTAATATGTCTGCCTCTTCTTTAATACGTTTAGAGGTTATAGACTTATCACCATGTTCTACAGTAAGTACAACAATACGATAGTCACTATCTTTTTCTTCTGTAATGTATGACTTGAATTGCTCCATTAAACTTCTTTCTTTTTGCCGATATTATATTTGGTACTAAGTTCCCACTCGTTTTTTTCTTTGAAACTTAAAACTTTTATTTGACTTAGTGGAGCTACTGGTTCTGCAATTCCTATAATATCTACTAAACCCCAATCTTTCAAAAGATTTGCAATTGTGTTTCTACGAGCAATATCATTCTCAGATAAATTTACAACCTTACCATCAAGAGCAAATAACTCTTTAAAGTGTGTAATAAAATATCGGCCTTGTTTATGTAGTATATGGCAAGACTGATATAGTTTTCGTTCTTTTCTTGAAGCTACTCCAATTCGTGATAGCGTCTCTCGTACCTTTAAAAAATCATCTGGTTCTTTCAAACCAACTTCTAGCATCTGATCTTGTGTCCAATTAATCTGTTCCATTATGTCTTCCACCTTTATTTAATTTTTGTTTTATGGCAGAAATTTG